CCAACGAGAAACAAACTCTTTGGCGTTATATGGGTCAAAGCCGAAGGTTCGCACATCATACTCTGACCTTTGAATAAACATGTCAAGATCATCATAGATTTCCATCATGTCCAAAACAGTTCCCTCTAGTACATGAAGGCTATCTTCCGAAATAAAGCTTTCGTATTTCATTCTCATGGCTGCAGGAAGCTGCATCAGTGTTAAAGATGAAATATAACTTCTTGTCTTTATACCGAATGATCCATTTGACAGAGGAAACAAAAATGTAAACGCACAGAAGTCATCGCCCTGAGAAAGGTCGGCCCCCAACGAACATGGCATTCCCCAAAATTCTCTTGGCCTGTGCGGGATGGTCTCCTCATATGTAAAGAAGTAAGTATACCCCTCCATGGGAATACCAAACCGTTTTGCCAAAATATCATTTCGAGAAGCAGGCGCTTTTTCTGCCCTTTCAACATCCAAATGATAGACATCATATGTGACTGTCTGTCCAAGATTTGGATTCGCTTTCAGCCATGTTCCTGGGTCTGCTACTTCTTCGACATAATCTAATTTATAATGCCAAATCGAAATATGCGGTGCCTGATAGTCGCCTCTCAAAATTGACGCTAACTCCATTTTAATAGTATCTCCAGAACCGTTTCGAACAGTTCCCTCTGAACTGATGGCAAGAATTAAGTAGTCGTCAAGTTTTGATGCGCCTTGTTCAATGGCACCCACGACATCTTCTCGAATATCACCAGATAACCATTCATCAATGGTTGAGATTTTTGGGCGAAGACCTTGAAGTTTTGTGATGGACATAGGGCGAATCTCAAGAAGAGATCCTGTGAGCATGTTTTCAATGCCCTTTTTTGTTGAAGCTAATTTGACTCGTTCAGCTCTAGAGCCAGTCGTGTTTTGTAGGGAGCCTTCAGTTAAGAATTTAAAGAGCGGGCCTCGAGCACGGGTGATGGCCGTTCGAAGTGGAGAAACTACTTCATCAGCTTGTTTCATTGTTGGAGCAGTTGTAATTTGATGCGTAGTTGCTGTGTCAACATTTAAAAAATAACTTTGTATGCACATCGCATACATTGACTTTGCTGCGCCTCTTGCCACAATCAAATATTGTTTTGTGGTCAGTCTTTTCTTAACCATCTTCTTAACGTAACTACCCCGACTACCATCTTGTCCTGGTTGATAGATACTGCGTTCAACAAAGTAATACCAACCAAAGATCTGCTCTGCCCATAATTTAAACGAGTCAAGAAGGTGAAGGTCTCCACCATCAGTGAGTGTGAGTTCATTCTCACAATACTTTACAAATCCTTCAACCGCCATATCATCGTAGTATATATTAGGGTTTGCAACAAGGTCGTCGATTCGATTCATCTCTAGAGAAATTTCTCTGTTGACAGGAATTTCTCCAGAGAGAACCTTTTGTCGAAAGTCAAAGTAGTAACGAGGCGTGGCTACATTTGATAGCGTCATAGCCAGCTCCTTTTGATTTTGGTATTAGGTGAATGAGGTAATACCAGGATCGACTATGCCCGCACCTGTTCTAGCTGCTTTTTTAGCAATTGTTTTTGATATTGTTTTTCTTGCATTTCTCATAACAGCTTCTTTAGCCAGAGTGTTTGCAGTTTCTCCGGTCATTTTAACTAAAGCTCTTTTAATTTTTGTTGTTCCACGTGTTAAAGTTGGACGACGCAGTTCGTTATACTTCTTCTCCATCTCAAGTCTTTTGATTCGAGAAGATAGCTCTTCGTTAGTTAAAGTTTTTGGTATGTCGCCAAACTGTGTTCGACCTTCATATAGATCTTTCCTCACGCCCCAACGCATTCCTTTGACGCCAAAGTGTTCGATGTGATCAAGGTCATTAGCAAAATCATCAGACTGCATGAGTTCTGAGTCTTTAAATTTGTACCCAACGATCATGCCGTCTTCATCTTTTATAAAATCGACCCGTATTTCAGTTTCAGACGTTTCGTGTTGGATACTAGACTGCATGAGTTCTGAGTCTTTAAATTTGTATCCAACGATCATGCCATCTTCATCTTTTATAAAATCGACCCGTATTTCAGTTTCAGACGTTTCGTGTTGGATACTAGACTGCATGAGTTCTGAGTCTTTAAATTTGTACCCAACGATCATACCATCTTCATCTTTTATAAAATCGATCCGTATTTCATCCATTATTAGTTACCTCTTCATACTCGGGTGAAAGCTAAATAATCGTCGCCGGTTTCTTTATCAACTAGAATACTATACTTCATTTTACCTGAGGGGGCAAGTCCGTTTGAGTTTCTATAAGATGGTAATACTTCTTTAAGCACACTATCAAAAGCATCCTCTAAATTTTTTGCATGCTCATTTAAGTACTCATCGTATAATTTTTGATTTTTTGCAGTTTTAGATTTCCCTTTTAGAGATGCATACTTTGTTTTAGCATTTATTCTTTCTGCACCAGGAGTAGCCCTTTTTTCTATTTCTATTCTGTTAGCGGTATTACCCCGAGCTTTTAGAAGTTCTTTTAGATACTTTGTATCTTGTCGAGGAACCTTAGTCGACCTATTACCAGCGCTATCAGTTTTCGTGACGTACTCGCTCTTCCTCACACCCCAACGCATTCCTTTGATGCCGAAGTGCTCTAAATAATTCTGTGCTTCCGATAATTTAACATCGTGCTTCATTTCATCCATTGCCTTCATTCTTTCTCGAACTAAGTTTTTCATGTATTGTTCTCCACGGCTTCCAATGGCAAGCCATTTAATCTGTGCAATTACGCCAGCAATTCGAAAATCCTCATAGTGACGCGCAACCCAAGCCTCTCGAAGCTCAAGCGCGTTGATCTCCACGTCAGAGTTTGCCGTTCCACCACGTTGCGTGATTGGATACAACTTCCGATACTGATCATTACCTTTAATGTTTCCACCCAATGCCCAAATGGAAGGATACTTGTCCTTAATCATCTGAGCAAACTCAGGATCAAACGTTTTCCATTTGCTCTTTCGAAACGATGTTATCCGATCATCTACGTTGGAGCCGACCATGGCGTAATGTCCTCACGAAGTTGATTGATGCGCCACTCATACTCAGCGGTTAGCTCTTTAAGGGCAATCATGTGATGCGAAGTTGTCGGCGGATCAAACAGCGCTCTTACTTTTAGATACATATAAGTTTTTGATAAGTTTAGTAAAGTTTCATTTGTTGATAAAAAGTCCTGCCATTTTGACGTTTCGTCTTGAATGGTAAAGCCTGCTGTTGGTCCGATTCCTAACTGAGTAAGAATAGAGAATGCTGCGTTGATGTGGGTAATGATGTCTAGATCAAACGGAGTATACTCAGAATTCAGACCTAAAACTTTTTTTGTACTAAGCAGTATACTAGTTTCCATTTGTCATTTCTCAATTTATTACGAAGAAAGTAGGGAAACTTCAATAATGGACTGCTGTGTAAGCGGACCAAGCTTGCCGTCAACAACTAACGGCTTACCATCACTTGTCTTTTTAAAGAAAGTCTGCCAACGCTTAACCGCCAAAGTAGTCTTTGGTCCGTAGTAGCCGTCCAGCAGTAGTCCCTGCCCAGCAATGTCATTGAGCTGACGCTGAAAGAACTTGACGTCGCTACCTGTTGCACCCTCTGCTAAGTTTCTAGAAGTAAATTGCACAAGATTTTCCTTTGTGTCTGGCTGAGTAGGAGGTATAGAGGGCTGCTTTGGCTGCTCTCTTGGAGTAAAGACTTTTATCGGATAGTCTTTTTGTAGATCTTTTTGGCCATTATCAAACCATGTCTGCCAACCATCTAACTCGATGGGTTGCGCATGCCACGGCTCAGCACCAATAACCCCAGGTTTTCCAACGTTCATGTGCCAGCCATAGTCGAATGCTATCTGAGTTCCTTGCACCGGAACCTCACTCCATAAAGGAGCACGGTGAACATAACCAGGATTCACAACAACCATGTCCCAAGCTGCATAACCTTCAAAGGAAGGGAACTTTTGCCTCTGATGAAATGACTTTCCTTCAGGAGCAAACCCTGGTTTATTTGGCTGTGTTCCCGGCGGACGATAGCCCCCGCCAATCCCAAACTTCCCACCTTGGTGGAGAATGAAGTTGAAACCTCGGCGGGCTGCCTCCGGATGCATAAAAGGTTCAAAGGTATTGCAAAGAACATCGAATGTGACAAGTCGAGTTCCATAGCCTATTGGGTAAAGTACTTCAGTCATAGAAACCCTTTCTACCAAAGTTTTGTGTCACCATACGCTCTTGGCAAATATGGTTTTGGAAGTAGATTGCGATCTCCATAGTGAATCGCATTATGAGTTTTTTGTGATGTGGTAATCAGATACTCTGGATTTAGTATCCACTCTTCAAAGTGAATAATATCATCTGCATCCATTGGATTGATGTGATGAACAAGCAAACCTTTTTCAATCTCACATCCCTCAACTCCCAAATCACATCCTTGATCTCGAGCAATCACGAGTCTTCGGACACTCTTCCATTCTGAAGATGTATAGAATGCTTGATTAATATAGCGATCAAACCCAAATGTCGCAATACCAACACCGCCGCCAAGCCGAAGATACTCATAACGATCTTCGAACGTTGATAGATGACAAAGTTCGGAATAACATTTAAGACTCATCGTCGTATACGGTTTCTTCTTGTCCAGCGTATGTGCGCATAGCTGCAAGTGCTTGCTGATACAACGCTTGAATCTCTTTTGCCGATTCCATAGCTTCCGCTTTGACTCGAAGAAGTTCATTCTCTCTGGAAAGCCGCTCTTGTTCAAGTCGTTCTCGACTAGACCCAAGTTTTAAATAATGACTAATAACTTGAGCGGATGCCGTTCCTTCTTGAAGTTGACGTTCGGCCAAACTAATTGCCTGCGCAATAAGTTGTGACTCTCGCCCTTCTGGAGTTAATGCCGGTCGCTGTTTTGGTTTTTCATCTTGAGTATTTCTTTTACGAGCGACCATACGTTTCCTTTCCTGTATTTTACGGGCGAGATTAGAATTTGGAATGATATCATTAAGCGTATGTTAATTCTAAAAAGCAATAATTTGGATTAAATGGAAGAAAACTCGAAAAGTCTCCGCCAATCGGTTCACTACTCGTTGTTCTTTGGTAATCTGTGGTTAAAACAAATCTAGTCATTCCAGTTTTATTAATTGCATTGATGAGATTTGTGCTGTTATTCGTAAATGTTTTTAGACCAATGGTATTAAACACCGAGTAACTTGCGCTTGCAGCAAGAGTTGAACTGTTTGTTGAAAGCCATGCGCGATTTCGATAGTCAACTGACTCAATAGTGCCACCAAAGTCAAATGGATACAACTCATAAACTGGTGTTGTACTAAGACCATTAAAGAAACCACTATTAAAAAGTTTAAAAGACGCAGAAAGAACGGTTCTTGTTGATCCTATCAAACTTGTATCATACTGAAAAAAGTTTTGAGTTATAGAATAGTTAACATATATATCCAAATCCGTTTTATCAAACGAGTTAGAATTTCCGCTTCCTGTTGAAAAAGTAACGCTTGCAGATCCACTAGTTGCATCTGCAACAGTTAACCAAGATGTGTCTATTGATGTTGCGCTGACATAATATGTTGTTGGTGAAAATCTAACTTGTTGCGGAACTCGAACACCCCAATGCCCATCTAGTGGTGCAGGCGGCTGTGTAAGAGATGTGAGACGAGATGTTTGACGAGTCATTACCAGATCTGCTTTGATGAGGTCGAGTCCCACCGAGAGATACCACACATAGGAACCATCGTGATTTGTGTAGCATCTGGAACTGCAAGTGCTGTAGAAGCACCCAAATAGCCGTGACGTGCAAATATCTGAGTTGCCACTGATCTTCCCTGAAAGGTTGAGCTAGTTGATGCTGCAGTAAAGCCCAACAAATATAATCCAGCAGCAAGTAGATACGGTCCACCCGTTGGTGTCACTACCTGTGTAGCTGCATTCGATCCTTGAGCAGTCGCTGCACTTTGAACGAGCAACGTACTCGAAGAGCCAGTTGATCCAGGAATCGTTCGTATTCCCATTGTAATGTTACTAGTTGTAGATGCAGTTCCATTTACCCAAAAGAAAGAGCGAATAAGGAAAGGCCCGGGAAGATTCAACGGAATATAGACTGTGTTACCATTTCCGCTTAGTGAAGTGTTGTTTGTGCCTGTCGATAGTCCACTAATATACGCTCCTGGTTCTCCGCAGTAGCGACTATATGAAGAAATATTAATAGGAGCAATCCAGTTATCAGGAAAATCCATTACATCACCATTCCACTAGCATGGAACGCCATCCATGCCACACCCGTTGTTGCAGACTTTGCAGAATATGTCACTGTTGCAGGAAGAGTTGTACCAATTGATATGGCTTCTAGCATTCCAGCCGCCCTTCCTCTTGCTTGTGACATTGACCCATTTGTTGCAAATCTATTGTTTGTAGATGTAAAAACAGAAGCTGCAAAATAAAATCCTGGCATAACACTGACTGAGCTACTTAGCGAAAACTTCTGATACGTGCTTGCAGATGCTAATAGTTGAGATACCGCACCAGTCGATAAAATTCTGTTACCGAACTCATCGTAAAGTCCTAAGTCCATGTTTGAGTTTGCGACAACTGCACCATTAAGAATTGTGATATTGCTAATCATCATTGGAGTTCGAATGGTAATCGGATAAAAGTAGCCTGTGTTAATAGCTGGAGTAGTTGATGTGGCCGTCCAAATACCATTAGTTAAAAGAGTTTCTGTCCCTAATCCGCACTCTGTATCATACGTTGTTACTGCATTGAGTGGTAGGCCAGCAAGAGTTTGCGAGGGAAACAGCGGCATCAGATAAACCTCAAAATTTTATGTGGATACGATTTGGCTGTACCAGACGTTTGTTTAATTGAGAATCGAAGCGCTTGCGCATCAGTCAATTCATTTGAAATGGGGACGCTGATTGCGATCATGTTGTCTGTTGGTTGAGCATGCGAATAGCTAGAAAAATACGCAACTCTCGATGTTCCACCAGTCAACACCATTTGATAGATACGGACCTCAAGGTTGTCGCCTGCAGCCATTGTACTTAAATCCAAATGAAGCGTGTAGGATCCAGGCACTGCAACGTTTGCTAAAAATGTCTCGGTGTTTAGTGTTGGCGTGACAGTTGCTGCCACCTGTTGTATAATTGCCATAAATACTCCTAACTGTAAATAATCTGAACGACTGCGTCTGCTCCAGAGTATGTTGTTCCGATTTGATCGACATCGACAGTAATATAGTCGCTTGTGGTAAGCGTGGTTACCGACATTCCTGTTGTTGATGCTGTAAAAGCACTAGCTGCAACAGTTGGTCGGTTAGCTTGAGTCGTAAATATTGTTGTACCATTCTTATTGACATCAAATATCACAGAGGCTCCTAGTGAAGCAGTACCGACGGATACCACAACAGAGGTTACAGTAATACTTTTTGGTGCATACCAGCGCACCGAACCAACCGCTACTGCTAATGCTCCAGGTATAGTAAATGCAGCTACCGAGCCACCTCCACCACCACCAGAAGCCGAATCCACATAACCTTTTGTCGCAGCATCAGTAGATGCAGTCGGTGTTCCTAGATTAATTATCTTACTTGTCTGCAGATCAAGATCTGTGAATATCTTTTTAGCCAATGACCACCACTCTCATTGCATTTGATGCGGGGGCTGTAGCAAAGGTTAGTGTTACATTGTTTGCATCAGTTAACACCACATCACAATCGACCAAAGCAAGTGTCGCGACCTCATACACCTGCACGTGGACAAACTGGTTACCTAAGGCATGGTTGTAGGTAATTGATGTTAGAGCACCACTACCAATAAGTCCAGTCTTGTATCGAGCCGTGATTGTCGTGTCAATGGAGACTGTGTCTGCGCCAACAGAAATGCCCGTGCCTGCGCCAACATTAAAGTCGCTGGCCGATAATGTTAAACCATTACCG